GTGAGGTTGGTAACTCGTCCTGGTTCCGCTGCCAGGATACCCATCGACTATGGTTCATTGTAGGGCATTTACTGACGGTCGTAGGGTACGCGTGCTCCCTGACACGCGCGATCCCCGAGGGCTCTGGGCGCTTGCGCCCGAACGCTGCCTTGTATACCGCGTGCAGTGTTGAGCCAAGGGATTAGCTCCTATAATGGGGGGGTGAGCAAATCCCAGTCGCGGTACCCCAGGACCTGCCTTCGGGCAACCGCTTTTCCTCCCGCTGTAGCTTGGCGGCATTAGGGATTCAGGGAAAGCAGAGATGGTGGATTTGTTTGTTACACACCTTAACAGAAACATTCTAGCCGTCCCACCCGGTCGATAATGGGTACCTCGGTTTGGCGCACGAGGGTTGACAAAACAATCCAAATGCTCTGCGCCAGTAGCGGCAGTGTTGCTGTAGGCGTAGATAAATTTACAAAAGGATGCTTTCTGCGGGTTATTTCTCAGGAAATCGGCCGAAGTTCCCGGTGGCTTCATAAATACCGGGACAACCCCTGTGTTCCCTGGGGGGTGGATTCTGCACCATAGCGGAAACGTTGGTTCGGGAATGGTCATGACAGTTGGCGTCTGTCTCGTCTCGCCACCCTAGTTCTTTGGGTAAATACCTTGCACTCATCAAGTAAAACTGTAGCTAGCTTTGGATAGAGCAGGATCGTGATAACCAAAGTTAGCTAGGGCAAGCGGAACTCTACCGTGCCCGGCCCGGGTTCTCCTCCCCGGGCCCTCCTCGGAGGAACAGAGGGGTATTGGTCCAACCAGTACATACACCAAGAAAATCTTAGTGATCTGGGGTTTGGTCCCACCTAAAGGACTTTGTTCAACGAGTACACCATAGGCCAACCACGATGTCAGCGAAAACGTGGGATATGGCTCTAGATGTTTTTGTACCCGTTCAGCAGCCAGATTTGGGCAATCTGGTTGTGTCGTTCTTTCTGTCCCTCGACGCGCAGCTGAGGAATCTGCTTTGGTGGGTTCCCTTGGCGTTCTTGCGCGCGGTCCTCAACTCTGCCGCCGGCGTCGCCTTAAATGGCGTGGTGTGGTTCGAGTTTTTCACCCTGGGCGTTTTATCTGCTGTGGCTGCCTTATACGGTGGCCCAGTGGGTAATTCTCCTCTGGTGGACAGGGAGGGTGCTCTCGGGCATCTTCTGGCTTTTGTGGATCGGAATCGGCAGGCGTCTAACTCTGGGATGGCTCCTAGAGTTGGCGGCTGCCTGGTTTTTGAGGGGCAGTTTGGCTCCACCGCCAGTCCTCGAGGCGGATGACACGCCCTCTCTCGGTCTCGACCGAGGAGAGTGCAGGGCGCATATCCTTGGCATGGGTTATGCGCAAGAGGTCAATGTCACGCATGCCAGCGTGACGGCGGGCGGGTTGACCCCCTCCCGGCTTCGTGGCCGGTCCACTTGGACTAACCGGCTTCAAGCATACCTCGGTGGGCGTCCCGGCATTGTCGGGGACCTTGTTAAGCGGCGGTGGACACCAGACCTCCCGAATAGCTCGCGTCCCCTCAGTGCCAACGCACTACTAGGGTTGCTTGACCACGAGGCGAAGCTCCTTGGTGGCGGAGTGTTGCCATGTTCGGATGCACCAGAACCATCCAAGCGGGCTCCTAGTGAGCCTTTTCTGGTAGTGGAGACCGCTAAGGGCAGACTTGTAATCTGCCCCACGCTCCTCGCGCATCTGACCCTCCATGCGTGCTTTCGCCCACGCACCCAGGATCTCCTGGCAGGGCTTCGGTCACGTGCCAGGGAGTGGCTCAGGGAACACGGCATTGCAGAGTTGGCTTCTGCTTTTGTGCTACCGGACACGGTAGCCGCCGCGTTTTCCGAATCCGCTCCGGAGAAACTGGCCCGTGAGCGTCTGGACGTAGAGGAGGACCACCCGGTTCTTTAGGAACGCCCGGTTGTCGTTCCGGGTCTCTGTTGGGGGCCACCCCCCCCAGTGGTGACCGGTGTCCTAGACACTAGGAAAGTCGACTGGGCTTCTTGTTCTGAGAGCCGTAGGGAAATGCGGACTGCTTACACAGCCCCGGTGCCAAACGGGTTTGTGCCAGTGTGTAACAGACCGTGCCCACACAACGAGGTGACCGCATTGGCGTTGCGGTCAATGGGGCCTGTTCCGGACCAAGTTTTTGGTCCTGTATCTACTCGCGCAGCCAGAGTCTGGGGAGAACTCCGCAAGTTCTCCCGTAGGTACAGAGATGGAGCTAGGTCGTGGAGAGACACTGCCGAGAGCTACTCTGGAGCTCTACGTCGGCGATACCTAGAGGCCGCAAGGTCCCTTGAGGAAGATGGTTTGTCCTCTTACCAGGATTGGACCATCAGGGCTTTCCTCAAGACAGAGAAAAACCGGGAGCCAGGCAAGGCCATGAAGCCCAGGCTCATTTACCCACGTTCGCCAAGGTATAACTTGGAGGTGGCTTCCCGGTTGAAACACTACGAGCGTTGGTTGTGGGGTAGGCTCGTAGGCTCTGTTCTAGGTTGTGGCGTCTCGAGACTCGTTGCGAAAGGTTTGAACCCGAGGCAGCGCGCGAATCTAATCCGACGCAAATTTTCAGGATTTAAGGAGTGCGTCTGCTTCGAGGCTGACGGTAAAGCGTTTGAGGCCCACGTGGGTCCGGCTTCGCTCAAGCAGGAGCATAGCGTTTACTTTGCCGCCTTCCCGGGCGACAAACGTTTGCGCTTTCTCTTGTCCAAGCAGCTGGAGTTGCGAGGCACCTTGAACTGTGGTGCAAAGTTCTCTCGCGATGGGGCGAGGGCCAGCGGCGATTTCAACACGGGGATGGGGAATTCTTTGGTTTTCCTGGTTGAGGTCGTTGCTGCCCTTCGTTCCTATCGCTTGAGCAAGTTTGACCTCTTGGTCGATGGTGACAATGTTCTGGTTTTTCTGGAACGTTCTGAATCCGCTCAGGTGTTAGAGGGATTCAGCCAAACCATCTTGGAGTCTTCCGGCCACGAGGTTTTGCTTGAGCGCCCTGCTTTTGTCTTGGAGGACGTGCGTTTTGGAGGTTCTGCACCCATTGACCTGGGCAGGCGTGGACTTACCATGGTGCGTGACTATCATCGGGTGTTATCGGGCGCCTTTTCTTCCCACATTTATCTTCGGGAGCCCGTGTTTGCCAAGAACTGGATGATAGGAGCCGCTATGTGTGAGCTGTCCTGTGCCATTGGTGTGCCTGTTCTTCAAGCGTTCTTCACCTCTGCGTTGGTGGCCTTGGGACCTTGCCGCAAGAAGGTCCGGGAGTTTCCGCACACGGAAGCTTTCGCCACTGGCGCATGGTTCGCAACCTTGGCGGACGCTAAGGAGGTGACTGTTGAGGCACGTGTGTCGTTCGAGCGTGCATTCGGTGTTACTATCGAGGAACAGAAGAACCTGGAAGCTAGCTTTCAGGGGATGACGTTCAACGACAGTTGGAAACGGTTTGACCACATTTTAACCAGGTCAGACCTTTCCGAATACCGACAACAGTTGCTCCGGCAGCGTTGGTGAGCTGGCAAACCACGAATGTTTCTCGTTGGGTGCCGGCGGGTGAAGGAGGCGGCTGCCTCCTACGTTTGGCCCTCACCGGATCTGAACTCAAGCTCTCTAGTGTATTGCCCCGCGGGGTATGGCAGACTTAGCGCCTTCGGGAATCGCGGCGCCGACGCGTAATGGCGAGGTGAACCACTGCACACAAGGATGAGACTGAGCAGGCAACCTGGCGCTTGGACCACTAAGTACCCACACCTGCGGGTCCCTGGGTGGCGTAGGATGGCGCCGGACGGATGGTGGAGCAGCATGCAACGGCGACCCTGTGTGTGCTGGTCCCATACCTACCGTTCGGAGTGTGGTGCCTCTGGAACTTGGCTGGCAGGCGAGTTGGCGAGTGGTTTGTTTTGCGCAGGCTGGGTCTGAGAGCCTGTTCCCACAATCTCAGTTGCGGAGAGGCGTGGCCTCCTCTCCGTGGTCCGTGCTTAAGGCTGGTCTGGCAGTGACCTGTACTGTCGCCTCTTCTAGGGGAGGTAGCGTCGGCAAATACTTCGGGGG